TTGGCATTTTTTTTTACGGAAGAAGCTATCGAAGATAACCTTTATGACCGACTAGCTGCACGTTATACCCGTGCGCTGGCTAGATCGATGTCTCAAACTAAGCAAATCAAAGCTGCTACCATTCTGAACAATGCTTTTACGGCAGGTGCTTCAGCTATTGGTGATGGCGTTGCATTATGCTCTTCGTCTCACCCTTCTCTGTCTGGTAACCAGCGCAACCTGCTGACTACCGCAGCGGACCTCAACGAGACTTCTCTTGAGCAGATGCTAATCGACATTGCGGGCCTGACGGACGAACGTGGTCTCAAGATTGCTGTTCGTGGCATGAAGCTCATCATTCCAAAAGAGCTTCAGTTCATCGCAGAGCGAGTGATCAACTCGAACCTGCGCTCTGGCACGGCGGACAACGATACGAACGCCATGAAGAACATGGGTATGCTTCCGGAAGGTGCAGTGGTTAACCACTTCCTAACGGATACCGATGCGTTCTTCATTAAGACGGACGCTCCTAACGGCTTCAAATACTTCAACCGTTCGCCAATCAAAACGGCGATGGAAGGAGACTTTGATACCGGTAACATGCGCTTTAAAGCACGTGAACGCTACAGCTTCGGTGTATCCGACTGGCGCTGCGTGTTCGGTACGCCGGGCGCATAATGGGTTATCCCTAAAGGAAAGGGCGGCTTCGGCCGCCCTTTTTTTGTTTTCTTTTGCGTGATATGTTCTATCGTGAAATTATCCCTGACGGTTGCGTGGTGTAACCGACTTACCCAGACAGGAGATGAACATGGGTCAAACAACTTTTTCAGGTCCAGTACGGTCTGAACGCGGCTTCACTGCGGCAGGTTCAAGTGCTGTTGTTGAGATTACCGCAGAAACAACGCTCACATATGCCGATCACGTGGGTCGCATCATCGAAATCAATGATGCTGACGGTGCGGTGACGCTACCCACCATCACAACCGACACTATCGGTGCGGAGTACACGTTCTTTGTTGGAACAGATGCTACTGACCTAGACCTTAAAACAGACGGCACTGACAAGTTTGTTGGCTCCGTATCTGTTGCGGGTACTACGACAAAAGCTTTTGCGCCTGCTGCTGATAACGACGTCATTTCTATGAATGGCACGACGACAGGTGGTGATGCAAACTCGGTCATCAAGGTCGTGGCTCTAGCAACTGCTCAGTACATGGTGCAGGGCGTTCTCATTGGTTCCGGTACTGTCGCTACTCCGTTTGCAGACGCATAATAGGAGATAGATGATGGCTGGTTCAGACGTAAAAACAAAACGGCTGGCGGCTACAGGTTCCGCGGGTGTGGGTCCAGCCCGCATCCGCCAAATTCAAATCAAGACGGATACGGGTAGTCCTCGCTTTACCATTACCGATGGTAACGGGGGTTCTACCGTGCTTGATATGGACCTGAACGCGTCAGACACGCACTCTGTAAACATCCCGGATGAAGGGTTGCGCGTAAGCGACATCTACGTGTCAGGGTTTACTGCGTGTACCTCGGCCACGGTTTTTTACAGCTAAAAAGAGGCTCGAATGACTCGGGAAGTAAGCTCTATATCTCGTATAGGCACGACCGAGCCGTTCGAGCTTCAGGTTGCGCGCAGTCAAGTTTCGTACCACACCCCTCAGTTCAAATTCGGTTTTAATTCGGATATAGATGACACTGAGGAAACGGTTTGGGCGCAGGGCGGTTTATACAGCTATCTAAGCTCTGCGTCTGTGTTGAAGATTTCCAGCAGCTCTACTTCGGACACTTCTGCGGGCACTGGAGCGCGGACGGTTCAGTTGTACGGGCTGGATGCGGATTACAATGAAATCAACGAAACTGTAACCTTAAACGGTCAGACATCTGTTAACACTACAAATTCTTTTCTCCGCATCAACCGGATGGTTATTCGTTCTGCTGGCACCGGCGGCCAAAACGCGGGTGTCGTATATGCGGGAACCGGCACAGTCACCTCGGGTGTTCCTGCTAACAAGTACGCCACAATCGCGGCAGGTGACAACCAAACACTGATGGCGCTTTGGACTGTTCCCGCGGAACATACGGCTTATCTGCTACAGAAAGATTTGACAGTGGCCACCGCGCAAAACAACAAGTACGCCACTGCTCGGCTTGTCGCCCGTCCTAATGGCGAAGTGTTTCAGACTAGAGACAAACACGTACTGGACAATAACGTCCTGCACCAGAAATACGACATCCCCCTTAAATTTGAGGAAAAGACTGACATCGAAGTTCGTTGTGTAGGCGACTCTTCCGGGGCAGATATTGCCGTTTCGGCGGGCTTAGATATTGTCTGCATCAAGAATGGGAGTTCTTTTTAATGGCTTCCACTAAAGATGTAAAAAGATTGCCGTCTGGTCGTCTCAGCTATCGAGGAGAAACTTTTGGTGGATATAACAAGCCCAAAAGAACTCCCGGCAAAGCAAAGAAAAGTGCTGTCTTGGCTAAAAAAGGCAGCGAAGTTAAGCTTGTTAGATTTGGCGATCCGAAAATGTCTATCAAAAAAGACCAGCCGGGACGTCGAAAAAATTTTAGAGCGCGGCACTCATGTGATACCGCCAAAGACAAGTTCAGCGCCCGTTATTGGTCCTGTAAGGCTTGGTGAGGTGGCCGCGATGAAGGTGGAAGAGGTAATTGCGCGGCTCGAAAAGCACGAGGCGGAATGTAACTTACGTTACAAAAGCATTGAGCAACGTCTGGCCGACCACAAAACGTCTCTCAAAAGCTTGGATACCAAGCTTTGGGGCTTAGCTGTCCTAATCATCATTGCACCGTTCGTGCAGAAGTTTTTGGGGTAAATCATGGGCGGACGAGTAAAGACAGGAACAACGAAACAAAAGACACCCGGGCTAACTTACTTTCGAAAGGGTGGCAAAGTTTCAAGTAAATCAAAAGGTAGCAAAATTTGCCCCGAAGGAAAAGCTTGGGCAAAGCGTACCTTTGACACGTACCCCTCTGCTTACGCAAACCTTGCAGCATCAAAGTATTGCAAAGACCCTAACTACGCCAAGAAATCAAAAGGCGGAAAGCGGAAGGGTAAGTAATGGGAAAGCTACAGGATTGGGTGGATGAAGATTGGGTCCGAATTGACAGCAGTGGTAACATTGCGGGTAAGTGCGGTACTTCGAAAAACAAGAAAAACCCTGATCGCTGCCTACCGCGGAGCAAAGCAAATAGCCTCAGCAAGTCGGAAAGAGCTTCAACAGCGCGCAAGAAAAAACGTGAGGGCGCTAAAGGCAAGCAGGTTGTATCGAATACTAAAAAAGCAAAAGTGACAAAAATGGCGCGCGGCGGTGCGGTTGGTGAAACTAAGCCAAAACGTCCATTTCGCGGCAAGCGGCAGGAGGGTACTGCCGTCGCTCGCGGTTGTGGGGCCGTGATGAACGGGCGGCGCAAAAGGACCAAGGGCTCGGTAACACAGGTATGAACCTAGCTTTTTTGACTCCATCGCTTGAAGTAGAAAAGGCCGTCCATCGCGAACTGCTCGATTGGTCTTCGGATGTGTTGTCAAAAGCCAGCCCTCATTTTAATAATTTACCTCCGTGCCCTTTTGCAAAAAAGGCATGGGGGGATAATCGCATCGCGGTTATGTTCAAGTATGAGAACAACAAGCAGTGCCTGTACAGCACTGTTTCGAGGTTTGATGACAACTTTGATCTAGCCATCATTGTTGACTTCAAGTTTGACGAAGACCCTGAAATCTTTCACACGTATTTAGACGAGATGAACGACGCCATTTCTAATGGCATCTTTATCGACAAAGATGTGTGGGTTATGGGTTTTCACCCGCATGACGAGGAAAGCGAGTTCATGGAAGAGGTTGAGTTTGAACCTCACATTGATGCAGAATACGCCATAATTTTTGTGCAGCGTTTGTCTAAGTTGCAGGAAGCCGCAGACAAGCTGGATAAAAAAGGCTATTATGACATGTACAATAGCCAATACAACGCTCGTGAAATCTACGAAAAGCGGGAGCGTTTTTATAGGAGGTTACAGAATGGCAATGAAACCACGTAAAAAAACCGGTGTCAAAAAGATGCGCGGTGGTGGCATGGTAAAGAAGATGCGCGGTGGTGGCATGGTAAAGAAGATGCGCAAAGGCGGCATGGTAAAAAAGAAGAAGTAAGATGGCTACATCCGGAAGCACAGATTTTGAGCTAGACGTCGCAGAGTACGTCGAGGAAGCGTTCGAGCGCTGTGGTCTTGAGGTGCGTACTGGTTACGACCTGAAGACGGCAAAGCGCTCGCTTAATCTGTTGCTTGCGGATTGGGCTAACCGCGGCTTGAACCAATGGACAATCAAGCAGCGCACAGTCACACTAGCGGTTGGCGACGGCGATTATGATCTGGGTGCGGACGTAATCGACGTTCTATCTGTTATCGTGCGTCGTGATGGCACGGACTATTCGTTAGAGCGTCTAAGCCGCGATGAATATCTTACAATTCCGACAAAAACCACAACGGGAAGACCCAACCAGTTTTTCTTGGATCGTCAGGTTACCCCGAGCTTAAAAATCTGGCCCACCCCGGAGAATACTACGGATGTTGTGATTTACGACGCATTGACCCGTATGGACGATGCGGACATTTACACAGACACAATGGCTATGCCCTTTCGGTTTTACCCCTGCTTAGCGGCAGGTCTGGCCTACTACCTTGCGTTGAAGCGGGCACCTAATCGTGTTCAGATTTTGAAGGCGGTATACGAAGAAGAGTTTGAGCGCGCTGCTTCGGAAGACCGCGACCGAGCATCCTTTAATGTTGTTCCGAAATACGAATATTATAGGGCCGGGTAGATGGCTAAGTTTGCTTCGGGGAAAGATTCCTACGCAATATCTGACCGCTCTGGGTTTCGTTATCCGTATAGGGTAATGAAGCGCGAATGGAATGGCTTGCTTGTGGGGCCCGACGAGTATGAGCCGAAACATCCGCAGCTTGGGCCCTTTCGCAAGGTTGTAGACCCGCAGGCTCTTGAGGATGCAAGACCTGACCGTATTGAGCCGCTGGATGTATTCGTTGGTGTTCCTCTCGTAGAGGCTCCAAACCTACGTCCTCCGCAGGCTTTTGGCGAAGTCGGGCAAGTTACGGTGAGTACGTCATGAGCTTTACATACGATGAGTTAAAACAGGCCATTCAGGACTACACAGAGAACGACGAAACGTCCTTTGTGACCAATTTGCCGTTGTTTATCCGCCAGTCGGAAGAGCGCATCCTTAAAAATGTGCAGTTAAGCCTGTTTCGGAAGAATGTGAACGGCACTTTGACGGCTTCAAACAAGTATTTGGCTTGTCCCAGCGACTTTTTGGCTCCTTTTTCGTTGTCTTTTGTAAATTCAGACAGCGATCACGTGTTTTTGGACTTTAAAGACGTAGATTTCGTTCAATCTTTCAATCCAGACGCTGCCTCCACGGGAAATCCGAGGTATTATGCGGTTTTTGACGTTGATAACTTCGTTTTGGGGCCAACTCCAAACTCAAGCTACGCTGTAGAGCTGCATTATTTTTATCGACCGGCCAGTTTGACGGCGGGATCGGGTTCAGGCACGACTTGGCTGAGTGAAAACGCAGAGTTGGCATTGCTATACGGCTCCTTGATTGAGGCGTATATCTATATGAAGGGTGAGCAGGACGTGATGGCTCAATATGAGAAACGTTTTGTGGAAGCAATCACGGGACTGAAGATGTTCGGCGAGTCCAAAGAGGTTACCGACGAGTACAGAACCGGCAAGGTGATCAGGCCGAAACAGTAAGTTTCGTTTAGAAAGGGTAAGGTACATGGCTTTTAGTGGAAACTACATGTGTACATCTTTTAAGAAAGAGCTTCTTGAGGGTTTGCACGACTTCAACGCTTCTGGTGGTAACACATTCAAACTCGCGTTGTACACCAGCAGCGCAACGTTGAACGCGTCTACGACTGCGTATGCAACGACGAATGAGATCAGCGGCACGGGCTATACGGCTGGTGGCGGCACGTTGACAAACGTGGACCCAACAACGTCGAGCACGACGGCCTTTTGTGACTTCAACGACCTAACGTTTAGTACAGCGACGATCACAGCACGTGGCGCGTTGATCTACAATTCAACCAACAGCAACCGTGCGGTTGTGGTGCTGGACTTTGGTGCCGACAAGACGTCAACGTCGGGTGACTTTACGATTGTATTCCCAACCGCGGACTCGAGTAACGCGATTATTCGGATCGCGTAATGTCGGGCGTTGTCGTTCCCTTTTCCGGCTGGGGTCGGGGAACATGGGGCCAACTAGCTTTTGGTGAAGGCTCCATCACCAACGACGGCGCTGCGGGACAGGTTGGCTCGGTAACAGTAGTTGCCGAGGCTAATGTTCCTACGACAGGACTTGAGGCGACAGCAAACGTTGGGTCTGTCACGGTAAACGCAACCGCCGATGTATCCGTTACAGGTCAGGCGGCTATCGGTAGTGTTGGGTCTGTCGCGGTAACGGGCATAGCAAACGTTACACCAACGGGGCTTGAGGCAACGGCGAACGTTGGTTCCGCGACGGTCACCGCGGATGCGATTGTCTCAGTGACGGGGCTAGGTGCGACGGCCTCTGTTGGATCGGTGACCGTTGTTGCGAAAGCAGACGTTTCTCTCACAGGATTGGAAGCGGACGGCGAGGTTGGCGAGGTTTCTGTTGGCATTTTTGTAGATCGGAAGAGCGTCGTGTAGGGAAAGAGTGTAGATCTCGG